GATGGTTCCGCCGATGATGGTCAGGGGATCAAACAGACCGTCGTCCGCCGCAATGCCCAAAGCGCTGCCGTCATAGGCGGCATGCAGCGTCTGCAGTACCTTCCAGTAAGCGCGCTCCTGCGGGGTACCGATGGAGTTTTCCAGCAGGCAGTTCACCAGCAGGCCAATGGCATTGACGGTACCTTCCGGCATGGCTGCATGGCCGCTCTTGCCCCAGCCGCGCAGCACGGTGGTACCATTCTCCCCTGCTTCCGCTGTCACACCGTCGGTCAGCTTCAGGGATTCCGCAGCCACCCGCAGGGTACAGCTGGCACGGTCCGGCACAGCATTGCGGGCCACACCGCCCACAAAGTCCACCATCACGCCGCCCTCCAGTTTGGGGCTGACGATCTCACCGTTGAAACCTCCCTTTTCCCCGTTGCACACCGGGAACTCGGCGTCCGGCGTAAAGCAGAAGGCCGGCATGGGATAATGCTCGGCATAGTAGTCCACGTCGTGCATGTTGGTCTCTTCGTTGGTGCCCAGCAGCGCACGCACGGGGTATTTCAGTTCCACGCCGCTGTCCTTCAAATATTTCAGAGCGTAAAGGCACAGAATGCTGGGGCCTTTGTCATCGGCCACACCACGGCCCAGAAGCCAGCCGTCCCGTACCCGCACCGTATACGGGTCGGCGTCCCAGCCGTTGCCCTCCGGCACCACATCGGTATGGGTGATGGTGGCCAGGTATTTCTGCCCGTCGGCAATGGGGCCGGTCTCAGCCCAGCCAATGTAGCCCTCGGCATCATGGGTGGCAAGCCCCAGTTCCGAGGCAATCTCCAACGCCTTGTCCAGCGCGGCTTTGGGGCCCGCACCAAAAGGAGCGCCGGGTTCCGGCGTTCCCTCCACACTGAGCACAGCCACCAGGCGGGTGATGTCCCGCAGGATGTTTTCACGGTTTTGTTCGGCAAAGGCGTCGATGGACGCCCAACGCGGATCGTTCATGGAAGTACCTCCCAAGATAAAATATCACTGTGTACTAGTATAACACAGCAAGATAAAATGTAAAGGGTCCGGCCCTTGACAGGCCGTCCCATATGTGTTATATAATATTTAGTAATCCTAAACATTTAAAAAGAGGTATTTTATGGCCGCCGACAGTGAACAACGCTTTGCGCAACAACTGAAAAAGGGCGTTCTGGAAATGCTGGTGCTGCAGCTTCTGGCCCGCCAGCCCTGCCACGGCTACGAACTGATCGTGCGGCTGCGGGAGGCAGGCGGGGGCCTGCTGGACCTGAAAGAAGGCACGCTGTACCCGATTTTGTACCGGCTGGAGGAGGAAGGCGCCATCTTCTCGGCCTGGAGTAGTCCGGAACCGGGCGCGCGCCCCGGAAAGGTTCCCCGGCGCATTTACACCGTGGCCCCCAAGGGTCTGGCTCTGTTGCAGCGGGAAACCGAACTTTGGAACACATTTACCGCCTGCGTGGATCAGGCGTTGGGGAGGCAACTGCCATGAAATGGACAATCGGCAACAAAACGGTAGACATACTGCCGCCGGTAAAACGCTATATGAACGCCATTGAACGCCGCCTTCGAGCGGACCGCAAAACCCGGATTCGCATTATGACCGAGCTGGCCGGGGATTTTGAGAGCCGCCGGGAGGCTGGCCAGAGTGATGAACAGATCATGGCCGAACTGGGCACCCCCGATGAAGTGGCGGCCCAGTTCAACGCGGCCCTTGGTACGCCCGTCAGACCCAGCCGGTGGCGGTGGATTTTTGTGGTGCTGGCTGCATTGGTACTGGTCATTGCGTTGGCGCCGATGCTGGCCAGCCAACTTGCCGCAGAACAGGTTGCTTCCATTGGAGTGATCGGCGGCGCGGACGGGCCCACAGCCATTTATGTAACTTCTACCCCGGCCCAAAGCCTGATTGGGGCTTTGCCCTGGCTACTGGGATGCCTGGCAGGATTTTTGCTGCCCACCTGGCGGGATCCCCATGCTTGCAAGGGATATGGCCCTTCCCTGCTGCTGAGCGGGCTGGGCTTACTCTCCCTTTGCGTGGTAGCGATGGAACTTGTGGTGGTAGCCTACACTGTAGAACTGCCTGCTGCTCAGTTGGGCGCCGCCTGCTGGGCACTGCTTTCGGGATTTTTCACCAACGGCGAATGGTTGTGTGCCGCTGTTTTGGCCTGGGCCTGCATTGCCCGTAACCGGAGCAAAAAGGCCGCTGGGCAGAGCACCGAAAAAAATTGAAGAAAAGATGCGAACCGGGCTTGACAAGCCCGGTTTTGCTTGTTATAATAGTACTCGCATTTGGCGGCAGCCACTGTGGAGAGGTGTCCGAGTGGTTTATGGAACTGGTCTTGAAAACCAGCGATTCGCGAGAGCGGACCATGGGTTCGAATCCCATCCTCTCCGCCATTTTGTATAACAAGTGAATAGTTTTATCACTTTGACTGTGGAGTAATACTCAAGAGGTCGAAGAGGCGCCCCTGCTAAGGGCGTAGGGTCCGAAAGGGCCGCGAGAGTTCAAATCTCTCTTACTCCGCCACCGTAAAACCCGCGTTACAGCTTGAAAAAGCCGTAGTAACGCGGGTTTTCGTTTTTCTAATACTGTGAGATAATGCTCAATAATGCTATATAATTGTTCGTAAAAAGGTCGTATTTCTTTAGTAAGGTCGTAAAAAGGTCGTACAGAATCGTGTCCATAATGGACACAAAATAATCCCCCAGACATTCGTACGAACCGAATGTCTGGGGGATTTGCAATTTAATTACAGGGGATCTTTGTCATTGCCATCAGTAAGATCAATTTGTTTCTCAGCAAGTCGCTTGCCAGCGGCCAGAAGTTTGGTGAGCCAGATGGGGACGTCAGCACCCATGTCGGTGGCGTTCTCGGCAATGGAACCAAGTTCGGTGAAGATGTACCACACGAGGATCACCGGCAGCACCAGCACTGTGTACTCAATGCCCAAGGCGGGGAGGTGCTCCACTGCCATGCCCAGAACACAGTCGGCCACAGCGGCCACCAGAACCACCACAATCATGCCGGCCTTGTGCCAGATGCCCGCGCGGGCCACAGCACTGGACCAGTTGCCCTGTGCCGCCGCCGCAGCGCTGCCGCTGATCCAATCCAGGACCATGCAGCCCACCCAGGCCAGGATCAGCCAGCCAAGCCAGCCGAAGGCCGCGCTGAATGCACCGGTGAAGGCTACAAGCGCAGCTTTGAGTACGAGAAAAATATTGCTATTGTCCATTGTATGTACCTCTCAAACGTATTTGCTGGAGTAGAGTCCCTGGTCCGTAAGCTGAAGGACCTGGCAGCGACGCATGATATACCAGGCGTCGCCGCTGGAAACCGGCCCGATGGTGAGTGTCTGGGTAAGCTTGTCCGCGTCGGCCCAGTCGCTGTGGTACAGTCCCTGCCCGGTCAGACCCAGAGCGGAGCAGAGCTGCTGCAGATTGAAGGTGTCCCCGTTGGTGATTGGTCCGATGGTGATGAGCTGTTTGCAGGTGCTCAGGTCAGGCTCGGCATCAGGCTCCGGTGCAGTAAAGCCGTTGAGACCAGCGGCCTGGATGATTGCCGGATAGTCCTTATAGACGCGGTTGCAGTCCAGAGACAATCCAAAACCGGGGATTCCCAGTGCATTCTGGCTGCTGTACTGCCAGATTCCATAAGGAAGAGGGCTTGTACACCGGCTTCCGTACTGAGCAGCCCACACATCGTAGCAGGCAAGTTCCTTCCAGTTGAGTTTTGTCTTGATGAAGTTGGTACTTGCATACAGAATACCGTAATACCCGGCTGCCTCCACCTCTTCCAGGAAGGCTTTCACCATGGCGGTGCGGGTGGCATTATCCAACGCCAGGATGCCCGGCTCATACTCGATATCATAAGCCACCGGCATTGTCGGTTTAAGCCCCTGAATAACCTGCAGGCAGCAACGGGCCTCCTGACGCGCCTGAGCGGGGCTGGTGGCGTAGCTGTACCAGTACACGCCCCAGTTAACCCCGTACAATTCACACCCTGCCACATTTCGCTTAAACTGCGGATCGATCTGTTTGGTGCTGTTTCCATAGCCTGCTCGAATCATGGCGTGGGAGATACCGGCATTTTTAACCGTCGCCCAATTCATTGCGCCCTGCCACTTACTTACGTCGATTGCAAAAAACATCATTTACACTCCTTCTATTTCACTTAATCCTCTGCCATCTGTACACATACTGTGTCGGTTGCATGAGGCTCATGGCTTGTCCTCCTCCGACAGGTTTTGTAGTTCCCGGAAAGTTATCATATTGTGTATACGGATAAGTCGCCGTAAATTGGGTGGTTGCTGACCCCAGCTGCGAAATAGACCAACCGCGTATACCATGCTCGTGAGCCGGCATTTCCGCTGTGGTGATGGCATGGGTCTCGGCACCGACGGAGGTGCCAATTCTGTGAGAATCGTTGACACCGGCCAGAACCTTGCCGGGTGCATATTCAGCCCAGGTCCCGTACCCGAAATACTGTGCCACTTTTTCCGGCGTGCTCAAATCAACACTTTGTCCGGACACTGGTGCCCACTCGAAAATATATCCCACCGGCATCTCAAACCGCGCATTTGACTGATTCTTTGTGTAGTAGTTAGATAGGTCGATTTTTGCAGCTGTATTGACCCAGCTGCTTGTATCGCTATCCCATGTCCAAATCGTATCAGTTTCTCCGACGAGCGCCCACTGTCCATCCTGCCCAATCGGATGCGCACTTTTCAACGCAGATTCACTTTCGTACCAGCCCAGGGCTCCCTGGGCAACTTTTTGGGCTTCAGCACACCAATACTTCGCATTGTCCGTATCCTCCCCTTCACGGGCACCTGTTCCGCCTATTGCCCAGCTTTGTGATAGCGTGGCACTGTCAGCAGCTTCTGCAGCTTTCTGCGGCGCTTGCCGGATATCTTCGATATTATCTACAGCTTCCTGGATGGACGTTAAGTTTTCAGCCACCGTGTTTACACTGTCAATACTTCCACCGACAGCTGAAATATTCGAGCCGTTTTGCGCAACCGCATTGATGTCACTAATATTATCTTGAATAAATTTTATTGACTCTTCGTTTTCCTGAACAACCCGAACGCTTTCTCCTGCATCTTCGGCGCTTTTGGCGGCGGCTGATGCGCTTTCACTGGCCTGTCTGGCATACTCTGCGATTGTCTTTCGCTCGGTCTCATCTTCAACCGCATCATCTTGAACAGGATTGCGTTGAACGATAAATTGAATAGGAGATGTTCCCGCAATTCCACCGCCAACCAGTAATTCCAAGATTGGATCAAACACGCCATCTTGCGTTGTCATTTGCGTTGTGATTTCTACATAAACTCTATCGCGATCCTCATTACACCCCAGAACAGGATTATACACAGCAAGTTTATTGCGTTTTCCCATCCGGATATTGACTTCGGCATCCTCGGGCAGCTGATAAGCCGTACCGCCTTTATTTAAGGCCACTTCAACGACAGGAAGTGTTTTGTCGTACTGTACAAGATAAATCTTGGGAGGTTCTCTGCGAAGGTCAAAGTCAACAGAACAGCGCTTGATCTGAGCGGTTGACGGAGGCGAATAGATCATAACTTTACTCATTATACTTCTCCTCTTTCAGAGCGCTTTTCATTCCGCCGATTGGATATTCTACGATGATTGTTCCGGATTCCCTGGCAATATGAACACGCTGGCCAGGTTCGAAAGTAGCCGACGCATTATAGGGGTAATGCTTGTCGGAAGCAGCAGTATCACCCGGCAGTATCAAAGCGATACCATCACTATGAACAGATGCAACCGTAGCAATACTCCCACTCTTGACTGTACTCTCCAGCGATTTTTTCTCTTGATAAGTCTTAATCAACACTGTAATACACCTTCTTTGCCGTATGCGTCATTTGACCACCCGGAATACAGTTCAACGTCCAGTCCTGTTCCTCCAGCAAACCGATCCCGTCGCGCATCATCAAAATACTGTCATTCAAGCCATGTGGACGCTCCATGTCCCCACAGGACGTGAAGGCATAGCTTGCAGCTCCCATCATACTCAACAGCATGCGGTTTTTGACGTGTGTCTCTAACGCCTCCTGGGATGCTATACCATCCACCGTTTGTACACTGACAATCCGGCGACCACGGCGCATCAGACTCAGCGGGCTTGTTGGGTTTACATTTTCTGCAACAGCACGAAGTTCCTGGTCCAGGTCTGCACTGGACACGATATCCACAAACACGTTAGCAGCATCAAAAGTATCTGCCTGAACACTCATCGGAATGTTCAGTAGCGTTGTTTCCTCATTGCCATACCGATGTGTTTTGCTATGAATCGATGCAGGTTGCCATGGCTCGGCAATAGCTATACCATTTCCATCAAAGTAGATATCGCGGTAATTTATTTCGGCCAGTAGATCAGATACCACCGTATAACGAGTCGTTCCAGTCTCCCACGCATGATCTGTCATCAACACTTCATCGTTCTCGATAATGCTGACCACTCTAATTCCAGCCGCCAGTAGTTGCTCACGGATAGCCGTTGTGTACTTTGTTCCGGCCCGAATCGTCAGGCTTTTTTCCAGAGAGCTCAAATTTCGCAACGCATATCCCTGATCGTATCCAGTCAAATCCTGTGTGGAGTGGCCGTAGTCGTCAGTAATTACCGGTGATGTCGTGATATTAAAAAGGCCGAGCGGTATACGCTCGGCATTATTCACGCGCACCACACTCAACATATCGGTCAACCAGTTTACTGTATCGTCTGGCTCTACCGTCAAGCTGATTGTGCTCTTGACCTCTGCATTGCCTGTAAATCGGATTTGCGGCGTACAATCGCTCGGAACATGCAACGCTTTATAAGGGGCTCCACCACGCATGGCGATAAATTCATATCGTATCATACTTGACGACCTCCTGCTGTGTTTCGGTCACGTTCAAAGTTACCGCTGTACAGCCAAACTCACGACTTTCCTGCATATCCTGAAAGACTCCGATTGCCAGGTGACCATCCCGATCTTTATAAACAATCTCCTGCCCTGCCAAACTGCGCAAAGCAGACAATTCGCTGGCACTCTTACAAGCATGAGCAATCGCATGCGTGACCACTCGATTTCCGGAATCATGCCACACCGGCTTTTCTTTACTCCAGTACTGCTGCAAGCTACCGCCGACACTGATGGTCTTACTGTAGTTCTGGTAACTGGTTGCAAATTTTAGCGCCAGCCACCAATCCCCATGTAATGGACCTATGGCAGCATAAGGAACACTTGGTGCGGCCATAACAGGAGCACTATCCGTATAGTATCCATCTTCATCAAACACACGCACTATATAAAGGTATGCTTTTGAGCTAGTACGGTCCGTATATACTCCGCCGGAGGCCTTTCCTATCAGAAAACCATCACGCAAAATGTAACCTGTATTACCATTCCATCGGAGCATTACCTCACCCCAACGACTTTCGGCATGCAGATTTACTGGATTTCCAGACAGATTTTTTACGTTGATTTCGCACGTACTCCATGGAGATACATCTCCATAGGCATTGTAGATACGCACCTGCAAGGTATGCTTTCCATCACTCAATACAGCATCAGACTGCCATACCTTTCCAGTACCATATCGAACACCAAGACTTACTCCATCCACAGCTATTTCATAGCCGTCTTGCTCCTTTGCCTGCCAACGCATCAGTGCCAGTGGCTTGTTAGCTCCCATCACAGGCACGCCCAGTTCCGACACATCTTTCACCACCTGCTTTTCGGCATTGGTGCGGTTATACTTTGTCAGCAGCACGCCCATGAGCTTGAGCCGGGGATTGTAGTACATGCGCAGCTTGTCCATTTGGTCCAGCACTTCCCGCAGGCCGTCGGTGGCCCATTCGTCACAATCTACCGGGATAATCACCCAGTCAGCAGCACACAAGGCGTTGATGCTGCCCATGTCCAGATCAGGCGGGCAGTCCATCAGACAGATATCAAAAACATTTTTGACCTGTTCCACTGCATCCCGCAGCCGGATCTGCTGCGGCTCGGTAGAATCCATCAGCACCTGCTTATTGGCCAGCAGCAGCCGCATGTTTGCCGGGAGAAGCATCAAATCCTTGTTCCCGGTAATGGTCAACACATCCCCAATGTTTGCCGTGCAGGTCAGCAAATCCGCCGTGCTGGGCTTGTCGTAGTCCAGTGCATTGTAGAACTTGGTGACGTTGGCCTGCTTGTCCAGGTCCACTACCAAAACACCCAGGCCCCGGGCAGAAAACTCTGCCGCCAGGTTGATGGTGGTAACGCTTTTCCCTACGCCCCCCTTAAGGTTGATAATTGCAATTTTGTCCATATGTGTAACCTCCTGTTAAGTTTCCGGGAATACCGGCCCGGCGTTGCCGCCCTCATCCTGGGGATAAACTGCGCCGTCCGGCAGCCAATCATGATACTGGGGCCGCCACTGCATGCGGACCTCACCCAGACCGCCCTCTCTGTTTTTGCCAACCAAAATACCACTTTCGCGGTAATTGTCTGTATCGTGCAACTCGTCCATTGTTTCCGCCGGGAGATTCCGCACAAAAACAACTGCGTTGGCATCCTGCTCAATGGTGCCGCTGCCCCGCAGGTCGGCCAGCGTTGCATAGGCACCCCCGCCCCGTACCACCTGGCGGTTGAGCTGGCACAGCTCCACAATCACAATACCCAGCTGCATGGCCATGACCTTCAGCTGGCGGGTGATGTCGCTTATACGGTCATACTCTTTGGCCCGGGGATCTGTTCCAGCAATCAGGCCAATGTGGTCAATAAAGGCCACATCCGGCTTGTGTTTCAACATCCGTGCCCGAATGCCGTCCACCGTCATGTTGGACCCATCCTCCAGGACCATGTTGTGGTGGCGCTTCATAGCGTTTTTGGCGTGCTGGATAACGCCGTGTTCCTCATTGGTCAACGTCTTATCTCTCAGGTGCCCAGCGTCAATTCGGGTCGCCTTACTCAAAATGCGATTCATGAGTTTTACGTCTGTTTCTTCCAGGGTCAAATAATAGACCCGGTATTTTTTCGAGAGCCGCGCCGCCAGGTTGATGGCAAAATCGGTCTTCCCGCATCCGGGCCGCCCGGCCAACACTACCGTATTGGTGCGTTCCAAAAGACCAAATCGGTCTACCTGCGCCCAGCCGGTTTTCAAAGTGTTGTCGGGTTCCTGCAGGGCCGCCACGGTGCGATCCAGTACGGCGTCAAATTCCTGGGCGCTGCTGTCCAGCTGCTGGGCCGCTATGGCGTCCTGCACTGTGAGGGCTGCCCGCAGCCTGCTGCACAAAACGTCGCTGCTTTCGCCGCTCAACTGGGCGGCGGCAATGGCTTCTTGCAGCAGCCTCTGGCGCCAGTCTTCCACCACCAGTGTCTCATAGTCATCCAGATGGCTGACACTGGGGCAGGTCTGGGCGGCGTACATGATCAACTGTCGGTGCTGATCACCGGCCCGGCTGGCCACGGTCAGCGGGTCAATGCCCTTGCCCTCAAAACACAGCTGGTAGATTGCCGTGAAGATCTCCCGCAGTGCGCCCTCATCAAACATGGCTGGGTTCATGCGCATCACGTTGACTTTAGCCTCATCCGGGACCAGCAGCGCCGCCCCCAGGAAAGCCAGCTGGTGCCGCTGCTGTGGTGTCTGCTTGTCCATGTTCTATCGCTTCCCCTTCTTCCGCTGTTTTCTCCGGGCCTTGCTGCGGTCCTTGCCCGCTTTTGCATGGGCCGCTATCATGGTTTTGCACCGGCGGTAGGCTCCGCCGGCGTGGCGGTGTTTACTGGTTTTCACGACCGGCCAGCCTCCTTTCCAGCATCTCCCATGCGGCATCGGTCAGCGGGCGGCCACACTCTGGGCAAAAATTGATTTTAAACGCAGAGTTTGCAGGAATGTCTTTCATGCAGCACTTTACATACGGCGGGCAACAAGAGCACTCTGTGACAAGTGTTGATGCGACTCCAAAGGTGTCCATATACAGCCTTGTGTGGCGCGTTTTCTGGTACAAGGTTCTCTTGCCGTTGCAGTATTCGCACGGCTCCCACGCCGAACGATCAATGCGGGTCGGCTCGTAGGCGTAAAAAGCCACGCCCTCCATCTTTTCAGCGTACATCGATACAAGCCCAGGCGTTATAATATGGCCCCTATGACAGATGCACCAATACCCGTCCCAGTTTCCGATGGTTTTCTTTTTTGTCTCTGCCCATACGGGAGTAGGCTTTTCCATCTTCCGCAGTTCTTCCAGCGTCAGCGGTTTCCGTCCACTCATAAACACCCTCCCCCTCAAAAATACTGGCTGATATCATCATCCGGCCCGATCTGGCGCGGCGCCGGGGCGGCCCCGCCGGGCGATGAATGTACAACAGGCTTGTCCGCAAACTCATATTTCAGCGGGAAAAGACCATCCCAACCGCGTTCCATGCTCTGGTCCAGCACCGCCACCTTGTAGCCGTCCACATCGGAAACACCGGCCTCTTTTGCCAGGGCATCCAACCGCCTGCATACCCTCACGGCCCCCTCAATGGAAAGCGGCTTCTTTTTCCCTTCCCGGTGCCGAATAAAATCACCCAGGGTATTCAGGAGGGATGGGTGCCCCTCGGCATACTCTGCAAACACATCCTCGGGAGATTTTTCTTCTCTCGAGCGCCCGCGTATATTGTTATATCTTGTATTGTTATACTTGTATTGTTCTGGCGGACAATTTTGTCCGGGGGGGCCGGACATTTCTGTCCGGGGGGGCCGGACAATTTTGTCCGGGGCGGACATCTGGTGTCCATCCCTGTCGGGCATCCCGCCGGGGACAATGCGGCGCTGCTGGGCATCACCGGCTTTCTCGTATTCCACGCGAATATAACCGAGTTTTTCCAGCGAATGAATCCAACGGCGGATCGTCCGCTCATCCACCTGGTACAGCCTTGAAAAATATCCGTTCTGGGCGTGGCAGTATCCGTTCTGGTCGGAAAGCGCCGTAATCTCGCAAAACAGAATCTTTTCCGCAGCTTTCAGCCGGGTGTCATACCGAACACTGGCGGGCAATATTGCATAAAAACCAGGGTTATCCATGCTTTGTACCTCTAAAAATGGCCGACCTTAACACAGGGTCGCGTCTGCGCCTTTTTTCGCATCGGCGCGGCCCTGGTTTCGGTCTATAAAATTGTCAGTTAAAAGGGCAAATCCCCTTCATCGTCGGAGATCACCGCATAGGGGTCATCATCCAGGGTACCCGCCGGGCGCTGCGCTGTCGCAGCGTATGCGGTGCCCTGCTGCGTTTCTGCAGCGGTCTTTCCCCCGGCAAAATTCAGAGAGTTGGCCACGATCTCAATAGCGGTGCGGTTGTTTCCATTCTTGTCCTGGTAAGTCCGGCTCTGCAAGCGGCCAGACACGGCAATCAACTGCCCCTTGCCGAGCCACTTATACACAAAATCGGCCAGCTTGTCCCAGGCCACCACGTCCAACCAATCGGTCTGCATCTGGCCGTTGGCATCCTTGCGGCCCCGGTCACAGGCAATGCGGAAAGCCGCCACACTCTTGCCGGTGGTTGTCTGGCGCAGCTGCGGATCAGCCGCCAGACGGCCCATGATTGCAACTACATTCAGCATCCGGGCACCTCAGATCATCACCACAACCTTGCCCGCTTCGATCTCTGCGGCCAGGGCGGCGCTCAACCAGGCCGCAATGCTGCGTTTGGCTTCCAGCTTCCAGGCGCCGCCGTCGGCCTCAAACAGGCCCGCTCTGCCGTGCTCATCCACCCGCAGCAGGAACTTGCTCACCGGCTGGTCAACCTCCAGGAAGGTGCGGAACGGCTGCAACTCCACAATGGGCTTGACAGGCACCGTATCTTTCAGCACCACGCCGGTTTTTACGGTGGCCTCCTGGGTCACGCCGTTGTCGGTACTCTTAACGCCCTGGCTCACGTCGATCTTGCTCAACAGGTCCAGCAGATAATCACGGTCCGGGGTGGCGTTGTGCAGGCTCTGCAGCTCAATGATAGCCTGTTGCTGGTCCATGTAGTTGCCCACCGTAATGCGGGGTACATCCGCCTCCGCTGTGTAAAGGCGCCAGCGTTCATAGTCACGGCCTGCAATGCCCAGATAGTGAGTCCACACATCAACATGGCGTTGATCCTGAACTCGCACAAACAGCTTATTATCAAGGTCCGCGCCTTCCTCTTTGAGGATCCGAACAAGGCCGCTCAAGGTGTCCACGCTGTACACAGACGGTCTGCTGGGTTCATAGAACACCTGATGCAGCGGGGCAGATGCAAACGTAACAGGCCCAATCTCGTAGGTTTTCGGCGCCGCCAGGCCTACAATGCGGTCAATGGCGTCTTTCAAAAAGCTTTCTCCCATGGTATGTACCTCCTTAGTACGTCATACGCCCCACCTTGGCAATAGCGGGTTCGGGGCTTTCCCCGCCGTCCATGTCGATCTGGCCCGGCACCTGCGGCATCATTTCCGCCATCAGCAATTCACCGCCCCGGCCCTTGGTAATGCACAGGGTAGTTTTGATAGGTGTCACCGGGGCCAGAGTAGCTTTGGCCTGCACATCCATGTCCAGGCGTTCCCGGTATTCGTCCGGCTCAAAGACCATCGTCAAAACGATTTTCCGCTTTGCGGTGGCCTTGGTGCTGGGGTCCATAATGTTGCAGATCACCCGGTCCACTTCCCGGTCTACCACTTCGGCAATGCCGCCCATGGCCATCTCCAACACGCTTTTTTTGTTTGCTACTTGCAAAAGATGCCTCCTTGTCTGATCAGTTTTCCGTCCAAATACGTTTTATACCCAGCCGCCCGCATCTGGGTTAGGGTGGCGGCAGAATATACACAGGCCACATCACCACGCGCCCAGCGCGGTCCCGTATCTCAAACCGCATGGGGTGCCTCCTCCTGCACACGCTTGATCAGCTTGTCCAGCATCCCGGCGCCGTGCCTAAGGTCAAACGCGCGTTTGGCATCCCGTTCCAGGCGCCAGCGGGCCGTGGCGTTAAAATGCACGCCCAGGGGCGGCTCGAGATCGGAAGAGCACACGTCTGAACTCCAGTCA